TCGTATTCACCATCATCCATTAGTCGTTTCATCATAGTTGTATAACTACCCTCGTAATCTAATTTATCTTCACTATATTCACTACCCAAACGATTAGAAAGAAATTTTTCCACATCACCTTGTAAGTCACGTATTTTAACATACTGTAACCATTTAGTTTTTTCACCTGATTGAGTTTGTTCGTCGATTACCCTACCAACAAAGTGTGTGTCCAATTCTGACCAAATTAAACCATATAACTCACTTTGATATGCTCCATTATAGGCATTACTATGAATACTATATAATTCACTTTTTAAGTCGGATAAATCATCATTTAGAAGTTGTTTCATTGATTCTTCATTCTTAATCAATTCATCTAAATCGGTTTCTTTGATTATGAAATAACCTTCAGTCCCTTGTTCATCAGATAATTCCTCAAAAAAATCTGAATCATATTTATCTAATGAAAACTCAACATTTCCAATTTCTCTGAATATATAATTTCTTAATTTTATAACATTTTCAGCATCTAATTCTTCAATTACATCCTCATAAACATTATAGGTTGAATCATAAAAATCTTCATAGTAATCTTCACCTAATACACGTTGTGCAACATCTTTTGCCGTAACATCACGACCACTATCATCAAATAATTCGGCAAGTTCTGTACGGTCTCTTAAGAATAGGTAATAACCATCCGATCTTCTCTCAACATCCCTTAGAATATTTTTAGTTAGCCATTCCAACCAAACTTCAGGATCCTGTTGTATTTTATATAAGAGGAAATCATTCTCAAGAACTTCTGGTATAGATTTATATTCAAACCTATCTAAAAGTTTTGTTTTAACTAAAAAGTCAAATGAGGGTACGTTATTATAAGGTATGTTGGACAAGTCTAACTCATCGATTAAACCCTTTCTAAGTACAAAACTTAAAAATACCTCAATCCTATTATTGAATATTTTGGAAATTGCTTGCCAATTACCATCATTAAATTCTTCTATTATTTCTTCAATATCATTCATACCTTATAAATATAAAAAAAGGTGGAAAATATTTCCCACCTCAACTTTTTAACCAATCACCGATTACTTTTTGTTGTAATACTTCTCAACAATTTTCTTTACCGACTCTTGAACCGTAGATTGATTCGCTGCTGGTTGTTTAGGAGCTTGTTGAGGTGCCTGAGCAGGTTGTTGATTTGCTTTATTTTTACATCCGCATCCCATAATATTTGTTTTACTAGGTTTATTTAATTATAAATATCAGATAAGACTCATATTTTGTAAACCATTAAATATTTATTGTAATATGAAAAAAGTTGTAAGAATTAATGAGAGTGAATTAATTGGATTAATAAAGAGTATTATTCTTGAACAAGATGATAGTGTCGAATATGAAGATTTTACCCCACAAGAATATATAGATCTATTAAAGTCTGTTAATTATAAGGCACAAGCCATTCCTAAATTTCCTGATTTCAGAGGTAAAAAAATAAGAGTTAAGGGTAACTTACCCTTAGCAGGTTTAAAACAAATAACTAATTTGGGTGAGTTAATTGTGACTGGCGATTTAAATGTTCGTTCCTCAGGTATTGTAAATTTTGATGGTGTTACAGTTGGTGGTAGTTTAAATTATTATGATACACCATATTATCAAGAACTTGAGAGAAAAAAAGAAAGAGCGTTAAGACGAGAGGCAGAAGAAAGACGAGAAGAGGGTGTGTGGAATTTAGATAATCCTGATATTGATGACGAAGGTTTAATGGCAAATGCCGTGTTTGAATATATGAGCCAACAGGGTGATATTGGGTATTTAAGTGATTCTGAACGTGAGGACCTAAAAGAATTTGAAAGATTAATGGAGGAACTTGAGGAAAAAATAGATAATGAGGAAGATCCTGATGTTCTTGATGAATTGGATATGGAACGTAGCGACCTTCAAGATGATATAGATAGTCTTAAGAGAAACGATAATGATGTTTATGATTTAATACCTCATGGTACCCATTATGAATTACACTCATTTAGATCTGTACATGATGACACTGGTGGTTATGTTTATGCGGTTGGAACTGGAAGTGAGGCAGATGATTCTGTTGAAGAGTATTATGAGGAAATAGTAAATGATTTAAGTAATTTTGATAAAAATACTTTATCATATCATATTGATGGTGATGAGGTTGCGGACTATTATGAAGATATGATTCGTGAATGGGTTACTGATGATCCGACCAATTATGGTATTAGTAGAGAAACTAGTAATAGTCAAGATAGAGAAATTGAAAAACTACAAAACCAAAAAAGGTCCCTTGAAATAGAAACCTATTTAATTAAATGTGGTGCCAGATCCCCACTTACGGAAGAAGAAGTTGAGAGTGTTAAATACTTCAAATTTAACGATTATATGGAAAACATTTTAATTGTTGAGTGGTCAGAAAATAAATGGCAAATTTACCAAAATGGTAAAAAAGTTGATGAAGTTTATTATGAAGATGAAGATGAGGATGGTGAACATGAATCAGATAACGAATCAAGGTCAGATGAAATTGAAAGTGAAATAGAAGACCTTGATGTTGAAATACAAGACATAAAAGATGATCCAGATGGTGACTTAAATGATGACGAGGTAGAAGAAGCGGTTGAAGATAAGTTACAAGAAATTAAAGATGACCCCGCTGGTTTTTTAGATGAAATGAGTGATGATTTAAATAATTTTGTAGATAAAAGAAGTTTACTACGTGATTTAGTTGACGAGGCTGATTATAGTGTAATAAATGGTTATGACGGTAATTATGATACAGTTTCAGTTAATGACTCAACTTTTGTTGTCATGAGAATTGACTAATACCTTTACAGAATACAATTATATCATTATGTTTATGTTTAATGGCAAGAAATAAAAAAATAGAATTTGTGATGGACACCGATTGGATGTTCAAAAAGCCAATTGATAGGGAACATAAAGAATATAAGTTACTATCATATTTCCAACGTATGGGTGAAAAGTTAGATAACATGGAACTTTACCCTGGATTTATAGAATTATCATTACATTTAGCAAACATACAAACACTTATCAGGGATAAGAAAATTATTTATACAAATAAGAAATTTAATTCAGTTGATGACGAACTTTTAGTGAAAGATCTTAAAGTTAAAAACGTCCCTGAGATGTCAACTGATGAGTACGAAGAATTCACAAAGATTTTACAATACACCGCACCAAGAATGTTAGAATACTTCAACATTGCAAAATCTGTGTGGACAATAGTTTACGATAGTATTGAAACAAAATACAGGAAAAACAAGAAGGAAATTTTATCTAATAAAGGTTTCTTCTTTCATTTGGATAAGAGAGACAACAAGTATTATGTTTGGGAGTATGGAGTATCTCCGGCAGCTAAAAGATCACCTGAAAGTAAGACAAGTGTTAAATTAATTTATTGTGATGATAAAGTCAAATTGACAATACCAAAGATAATAACTACATTTTCTGAAACTGAAAACAAAACAAAATTACCGGTATTAGAAATGATTAGTAAAGGTGATTTCCCGATTGAAGAAACATTATTACCTTTATTTAAGAGAAAAACAATAATGTTAATTAATCAAGCGAGAAATTACAATATCGAACAAGAGGACAAGAAAAAAGAAAAAGAATTTTTAGAAGATTAAACATGGGTTTTAACAAAAGATTTTTAAAAAAAGAAAACATCCTTATTAACCTTAAAGATATTATGACTTATTTAGATGCCGACGCAGTAATGTCTACGGATGAATTTTCACGCAATGTCTATAGGATGTTTAATGAGGGGAAAAGCGAGGAAGAAATATTAAAATACATAAATGATAATAAATAAATTATTATGGCAAACGGAGTACATAAAATAACAGAAGATTTTGAAAGATCGCTATGTGATTATACTGGATCACCATATGCGATTGCGTTGGATAATATGAGTAACGCATTATTTTTGGCATTATATTACGAAAAGAATATAAGGAAAAGTTTAACCACAGATAAGATAGACTGTCCTTCAAAAACATACCCATCCGTACCGTGTGAGATTATTCACTCAGGGTTAAAGGTTAACTTTACTCCTGTTGAAGGAGACATGATTAAAGGTGCATACCAACTATCACCAAGTAATGTATGGGATTCTGCCTTGAGGTTTACTGCGGATATGTACATCCCAAAAACACATATGTGTCTTTCATTTACTGGTCCTTACAAAACATTAAAGTTAAGTAAGGGTGGTGCAATTTTAACCGATGATTATCAAGCAATGTTGTGGTTCAAAAGAGCTCGATTTAGTGGGAGAAGAGAATGTTCATATCATGATGATAATTTTGATATGTTAGGGTGGAACTTTTATATGATGCCTGAGTTGGCGGCGAGAGGATTACTTATGATGAGTCAGTTTTATAATTTGGATGGTTCTAAGAGACATAATCAAGATTTAGAGTTACCATACCCTGATCTATCTAAATATGACATTTATAAACAATGATTAAGGTGCTAATTGGTAATGGTGGTCATGCAAGAGAAGTGATGGCTCAAATGGGAATCAAACTCATTAGGTTTGTCGATGATCAATATATGAGTAATGATACATTACCATTATCTAAATTAGATATAGAGAAATATGAGGTAATGGTTGCTATTGCGGATCCAAGAGATAGGTACGATACAATCCAAAGACTACCTAAGGGGGTAAGATTTTTCACATTTGTACACCCAACCGCATTAATAATGGATGATGTTGAAATTGGTGAAGGTAGTTTTATTGGAGCAAATTCTATTTTAACAACAAATATTAAAATTGGTAAACACGCAATATTAAATAGAGGTAATCATATTGGACATGATTGTGTGATTGGAGATTTTTTTAGTGCAATGCCAGGATCGGTAGTATCAGGAAATGTTAGAATTTATGACCTTGTATATTTAGGAAATAATTCAACAATTAAAGAAAAGTTATCAATCCATTCTCTAACTACGATAGGTATGAATGGTGCGGTGGTTAAACATATAGAGGAATCTGGAACATACGTGGGTGTACCTGTAAAAAAAATAAAATAAATGGAAAAAGAATGTGTATGTGGGGCTAACGTACTTTGTATGTGTCCTCCACCAAAAATGGAACAAGTAAACCACCCTCAACATTATGGAGGAGAAGATAACCCTTATGAGGCAATCAAAGTAATTGACGCTTGGGAATTAGGTTTCTCATTGGGTAATACAGTAAAGTATATTTCAAGGGCAGGAAAGAAAGATTCGGATAAAGAATTACAAGATCTTAAGAAGGCCTTATGGTATTTAGAACATCATATAGAAACATTGGAAAAAAAATGAAAATAATAGTAACGGGAGGTGCGGGTTTTATAGGTTCCGCTTTTATAAATCACTTATTAGATAACTTTGAATGTGATGTTCTTTGTGTTGATAAACTAACATATGCGGGTAAAAGAAAAAACATTAAACATAATGTATCTTTCTTACATAAGGATATATGTGATGTGACACCTGAAGAATTAGGTGAATTTGATTATATTGTTCACTTTGCTGCGGAGTCCCATGTTGACAACTCAATTAAAAATGGTTTACCTTTTGTGAGAACAAATGTTGAAGGAACCTTTAACCTTTTAGAGATATCAAGAAATAATAAAAAATTAAAGAAGTTTATTCATATATCAACCGATGAGGTATATGGGGATATGGATGAACATTTTTCTATTAATCATACGGCAACTGAAGATGATAGTTTAAAGTCTAGCTCATATTATTCTGCAACTAAAGCGGCATCTGATATGTTAGTGTTATCTGCTAATAGAACTTATGGTTTACCATATATCATCACAAGAACTTGTAATAATTTTGGTGAACATCAGTTTGAGGAAAAATTCTTACCAACAATTGCAAGATCTATCGGTGAAGGTAAACCAATTCCAGTTTATGGTGACGGATTACAAGTTAGAGAATGGATGTATGTTTATGATAATGTAAAAGTCATTTGTGATTTAATGTTTGACGATGAGATTGTAAATACCACTTATAATATTGGAACAACTTTCAGAGTGACAAATTTGGACATTATTAAAAATATTTCTTATATTTTAAACAAAGAGGTTGATGTTAAATACGTTGAAGACAGATTAGGTCATGATAGGAAATATGGCCTTAATTGTACAAAACTAAGAGAATATTATATAACTAAACAAGTTGAAATTCCTAAGTTTTTGAATTTATTTGATTATTTAGAGAATCAATACAAAAAGAATAAATAAAGATGAAGTTAACAGAAGATCAAAAAAATCATATTCTTAATCTATATGAGGGATTAAAAAATGATGAACAAACACTTGGAGAAGTACACGGAATAATTGTGGATTTTTGTGTTGATGAGTTTATAGTGGACTTATCGGATGATAAGGACGGGGACCTTTACGAAGAGTTCTCAAATAATGTGTGGGATTTTTTAGAAAGTATTAAATAAAAAAAATAATGATAGAAACAGGAAAAATTATAAGTGGGGATTGTGTTGAGGTAATGAAAACATTACCTGAAGGATCTGTAGACTTAATTTGTACGTCGCCACCATATGGAGTTGGTATTGCTTATGATGTTCACGATGATGATGTGGAATTTGATGAGTATTTGAAATTTGCAAAAAATTGGCTAACAGAAGCTTACAACGTACTAAAAGATGATGGGAGAATTGCCTTGAATATTCCGTATGAAATCAATCGTCAGAAAAAAGGTGGTCGAATCTTTTTTGTTTCTGAGATGTATCAGTTAATGAAACAAATTGGATTTGGATTCTTTGGTATCGTTGATCTTGAGGAACAATCACCACATAGGTCTAAGACTACCGCTTGGGGATCTTGGATGAGTCCGTCTAGCCCTTATATCTATAACCCAAAGGAGTGTGTAATCTTGGCTTACAAGAAACATCACATCAAGAAAGTTAAAGGTGAACCACAATGGAAAGGAGTCCCAACCAAAATAGAACAAGAAGATGGGACATTAAAGAAAAAAATTGTATATGAGGAGAAGGATAAGAAAGAGTTTATGGAGCTTGTGTTTGGTCAGTGGAATTACTTTGCAGATACTAAATCACTCACCAAGGCAACTTTCTCAATGGATATACCCACCAAAGCGATTAAAATACTATCCTACAAAAACGATGTAATATTGGACCCATTTGCGGGATCAGGAACAACATTGGTTGCTGCTCAGATATTAGAACGTAGATGGTTAGGTATTGAGTTAAGTGAAAATTACAAACAAATTGCTGAGACAAGAATTAATTATTTCAAGGCATTAGAGCAAATAAAAGAACTCCCACTATAACAAGTGGGAGTTTTTCTTTTTTCTTAGTATTTATTACGATGGAAGACGAATACGACAATATGTTTGGTGATCACACCATCTGTGAGTTTTAATTAATAGTAACCCACTTATTTTTAAAGTTATAATTACTTGCACAATACTTTGCGTAATCATTAACTATCGGTCTTCCTGTGTTATAACACCCACAAACAATAGACCAGTCTTTGTACTTATTGTACAATCTATTAAGTAATTTCATACTTGTTTTAACATTCAACTCAATATCTGTAGTTAATCTTTTTTTTCCGTAATTAACCTTATTAATATAATCAGACGTTGAGGGCATAATTTGCATCGGACCAACCGCACCTGCAAAAGATTCTTGGTAAGGATTATAGTTCCAATGGAAGGGTCCCAAATATCTTGTCTCCATGTACGCAACGTTGTAAGCGATATATTTAGGAATATGATACTCATCGCTATACTTTTCAATTAGTTCATACATTCTCATTGATGTTGGTGATTGAATGGATGAGTAATCATTTGATCCTGATAAAATAGAATCATTTGTATTTGTTGCATCCAACACGGAACCAAAAAATATGAATACCCCAACACATAAACCAAGATAAGTTATTTTTGTTAATTTAAGGATATCCATAGTTTCTTATTTTGTTTGGTCAATATAAATGTTCTTAGCGTAAAGTTTAAAGATAGACAGACCAATAGAATCTTGATAAACAGTATAGTTACCTGTTGTTTTGTCAATTACAATTAAATGGTTATGTTCATCTATTGCTAAATTAACTTGTGACCTATTAACTTTGACCATTTCAATAGTTGGTTTCTTTACCCCATATTGTTGGTTATATAAATAACCCATTGAGAACCCTCCCAACAATGATGCGACTACAAAAATAACAACACCCATAGATTTAAATGTTGATTTTCTTTTTTCTAAAAAATTTGTGATTTTCTCCTTCATAATATAAATTTTAATTGATTTAAGTAAATTTACATAAAAACATCGGAATTTCAAACTTTTTTTTGTTGAAAACTATTTATAACTATGAAGAAAAAGTTAATAACAGAATCGGGAATAAGAAACATCAGGGAACTATCTAAAAGATATCCTGAGGCTAAAATATACTTTCACCAAGATTTGGATGGTGTTACCACTGCGTTAGGTATGAAAAATTACTTAGAACAAAATGGTATCGTAGTGGTTGACTCTGAGATTATCCAATACGGAGATAAGGAATTTGCAATTAAAAAATTGGATGCTGAAGGTGATGTGATGCCGGTGTTAGTTGACTTTGCTCATGGTAAACCAATGTTTATTATACATACAGATCACCACGATACACAAGCGGGGGTTGAACAAGGTACCTCAACTAATTTTAAATCGTCAAGGTCTAACGTTGAAACAATTTCTCAAAGTGTATCTCCAAGAGATATATTCCCTTCTGATGATATTACTTTGATATCTACGGTTGACTCGGCAAATTATGCACAACATGATATTAGTCCTGAACAAGTAATGAACTATTTGTTTAAGGTAGATAAAGATCAATCCTTACAAAGAAACAAAATGGTAATGGGTATGGTTGCAAATAAATTGTTATTGGCATTTAAAAACAAACCAGGGTTCTTAGAAAATATTGTGATGAATGCAAACCCATCTTTATTAAGTATATTATTAAACATCAGATCTCAGATTAAAGAAAATAATTATGCTGATGTAGATTCTTTGGAAAGAAATAAAGAGAACTATGTCCAAACAATGAAAACTCACAAAAATGTTAAAGTTGATAATAAAATTATAGTTCAGTATGGTGGTGGTAGTATGATGAAACCAGGATCGTATGATAGATATACACCATTCAGAAATAATCCTGATGCCGACTTCATAGTAATTGCTTGGCCATTAGGGTTAGTGCAAGCGTCTTGTAATCCATTTAAGAAAGAAAGAGCACTTAAAGGTGTAAACTTGGGTGACATCAAAGATGAGGTCTTAAACAAGTGGAAAGGACAACTACAAGATAAGGATATTCCTTTATCTACAATAAAATGGATATCAGAATCAGGAAAAGGTTTTGGAGAACAATCAGTTGGTTTTACATTCAGAGATTTTAATGCTCTATATGGTAAAGAATTTAAACAAATGACCGATGGGGAAGATATTCTTGAGGATGTTGATATGGCGATGAAAAAACCATTCAGTGATTTAACGGATAAAGAAATGAGAATGCTAGATTCAATTAGTGTAAACGCTTGGGATCTAATTCAATCAAATAGTGGTGGACACAAATGTATTACCAACATTTCTGGTTTAAGTTATTTAGGTAGATCTAAGAGACCACCTGAAGGTAAGTACAAATATAACGAAGAGTCAGATGATTCTCCTTATATTAAATTTACTAAGATGGTGCAGAATGAATTTGTTAGAGTTTTAAAAGCAAAAATTGATGAAGACGGTGGTGGTGATAGATATGAACCAAATTTTGAGGTTGAAATGACGGAACGATCAAGGTCATTAGGAAACGCTAGAAAACAAGGGCAAGGATTAAGATTCCCGAAGTCGGCAGTAAAATCAAACCAAATGAGATTCAGACCAAATAATAGATAAAATAAAAGATTAATCTTGTAACATAATGGTATCACCTTCGGTAATATCATATTTAATACAGGTACCACCTTTGAGTTCTAATATCATATCACCATTACCGGCATAACGATCACACTCAGGTTTTTTACATGGTTTACAATTGTTATGTATTTTGGTAATTTTATTATCCTTAATAAAAATTATATCTAAAGATATAATACAGTTCTTCATCCAAAAAGAATGGTTACTACTCTTCATTATGAATAACATACCGTCAAAACTTTTGTCAAATTTTTTACCCATCATACCTTTTTGTATGTCTTTACTGGTGATCACACATTTGACATTGAACAAATTATTATTTACAATTAACTCCATATACTTATAAATATATTCTTATAATGAAATCAGATAGAAGTTCCGGTATAATATTAAAATATGAAAATAAAGTTCTGTTATGTAAACGAGCGGATCACGAAACTTATGCGGGTAAATGGTTTATTCCAACAGGTCATTTGGAGGCGAATGAAACACCTAAAGATTGTGCGTATCGTGAATTTTACGAAGAGACAAATATTAACATTGAAGAGGAAATAAGTTTAGTTGGATTTATCACTAAGAAAGATGATGAAGGTGAACCAAAAGGTTTGATTTATGTCTATTTATATGAATCTGATGTAAAAAAAATGCCAAATTTAGATAAAGCACAAGATGGTCATGAACATTCAGATTGTGGTTTTTTTACAATAGATGATCTACCTGTAGATAAAAATGATGAATTATTTAAGATTTTAACAAAAATACTATCTTAAATACAAAAATTTTTTGACTTTTCGTTAATTAAAATGTATTTATAATACACAAAAACAACCAATACCCTTCCTTTCTACGAATTAATTGGTTTATCAATATTAATCCCATGTTTTTTGCGAAAAAAGTATGGGATTTTTTATGACGTGTCATTTTTATTTGTATATTTGTAGAAATAAGAAATATATGAGTTCAATTCCTTTATACATTGTGGTAAATAGCCACCTAAGTGATTCACTTATTGAGATGGATTTTAATCCTGAATTGGCGAGTCAAAGAATTCGTTTTGTAAAGGTGTTAACAAATATGTTCTCTGATCTTAGTCAGAGAATTGAAGAAGATGAATTAAATCGTATTTGGAAAGAAAAAATTATATAACTATGGGAACTTACATACACACATTCAAGAAAAAATTCAACAAGAAAGCAACATTTGATGGAAATCCTGTTATTGTTGGACAAGCAACATTTTTATGTCGTCAAGATTGGTCAGGTAATTACTCACCATCTGAGAGTAGAGAAATGACAAGAGCGTACGCTTTGACTGAAAATGACCAACCTGATTATATTATATTTGAAGGTGAAACTGTTTTTAAAAACAATAAACGTGGTGTTTGGACTGACGGATCTGGTTTTTGGTCAGGTATTGATCCCAAAAATGATTTTGTTGGTACACTAAAAAAAGTGGGTGGAAAATTTGTTATTGTGAAATAATTTAGTATCTTTGTTATATGAATAAGATGGGTTTCAACATAAAAGTAGTTAATGATAAGTTCGGTGATTTAATCAACGAGACATTCATGGATCAGACACAATTCAAAATCTTTTTGAAGATGGTGCACGGAGCATTAGTATTAGATGAAGACTTAAGTTTCTTCAACGGAGATACATTCTTGGTACATATCCCAAGTAAGATTTTGAAAGACTCTGTTATCTTTACAAACGTTAAAGAAGTTTCTTTAACTGAACAAGTTAAAAGTAAGATCGAAGCTTTGGTAACATTATAATTGTTTCCTTGTTTAAAAAAACAAGGTGGTGGAGTCAGACATATATCCAATGTCGGGCCTAAAATGGGAACTTCGGTTCCCTTTTTTTATTTATTTTTTATTATATGGTTATATTTATATAATAAAATAAATTTAATAAGCAATACTTATGTTACCTAAATTAAAATTGACGGAAAGTGAGATCAGAGATATATTAAACAAACATGGTGTAAAAACCAATGTTTTGTTAGAACAAACTCAAGATTATTCCACTTCAGATATACAGAATTGGTTAAATTCAAATAAAAGTGCGGGGTTAGATCCTGACGGTAAAATAGGACCTTTAACACTTAAGGCCATAAAAAATGCTTTAATGGGATAAGATATGAAAAGAATTACAAATAGTTTTATAAAAAATATTGTTAGACAAAGTCTAAATGAAAGTTATGGTTTGTTAAACGAAGATGATAAAAATAACAAACAGAATGTACAATGTCTTGATGGTATTTTTTGTTTAGGTGATGGTAGTTTATCAAAGGCACAAGAATTAAGTAGAACATTAACACAGGTAGGTGGTGGTAGACAAGGAATTGTAACTAGAAGTTGGAAAGTTATTGACGCTTTAAAATCAAACTGTGGTATTTTAAAATATGGGGTGGCAAATGAGTCTATTGCTAGTCAGGCGGTGGAAGATATTGGAATGCAATATTCATACACTAATATTGACGAAGATGTAGTTAAAAAAACAATTTTAAAGTTAAATTATCCAGAATGGTGTATGGTAATAGAACTTGCACAACAAAAGGGATATGCGGATGGGGATGATTTTTGGAATAAAACAACAGTAGGTACTGATGATTATCCTATTTATGTTGTAAATCCCTCGTTGCAGGTGTTACGAAACACAATTAAAAAAACAGAAACACGTGAAATTAAATATAATGAAGAAATCGCCGCAAAACAAAAAGAAATTGATGACAACTTCAAAAAGTCTGGATGGGCAACTAAGGAGGAGTGGGAGAAATCAGGATGGAAAGTCAAACCAATAGAGTATACAATTGGTGGTGGTGGTAATAGTGCAGGTCAAGTATCATTTAAGGGTTATGAGTGTATAACTGAACATCCTGCATTAATAAATACCCCAGTCAAAATTCCTCAGGGAGTTGGTTATAAATTAGATACGGGTAATCAAACCATAGATAGTTTTATCTTCGGGGTTCAAAAACAAGGTACTGGAGATACCGCAACTGATGTTGGTGTTAAAATGAAAACCGACTCACAAATCCCTGTTCAGTTCTATTGTGATACGGATAAATATATAAAATATTCACTATCAACTAACGTATGGAATTATGACGCTGCATTATCTAATGTAAACGAAGTTTTTACTAATAGTGCTCCTGGAGCTCCTTATATTAATAAAGTAGTTTTAACTACACACCCTGATTTAGAAGATGATGGAATAAGTAACAATAGTATCCAATTAGAAAATATTAAAGGTTATAGATATAATCTATTAACTGAAGCCGAATATAAAATGGGAGCTAAAGGACCTGAGGTTGGTATAATACAAAAGAAATTAGGTTTACCTGCGGATAAGGGAACGCCAACTTATGGTCCAAAAACTAAAGCTGCGGTTGAAAAATTCCAAACTGATAACGGAATACCTGTTACTGGAATTGTGGATGATGCGACTTACACTAAAATTATGGAAATACCCGATCCAATAGAACCGTCAGCAACAGATTACACAAGAGAATTAACACTTAAAAGTACAGGTCCTGATGTTGTTGCAATACAAACAAAATTAGGTATCGGAACTAAAGGTGGTTATGGTCCTGAAACTCAAAAGGCGGTAATGGCTTTCCAAAAAAAGTATACCGAATTAGATGATACGGGTATTGTTGATGAGAAAACATTTAAAAAAATTATGGCTATACCAGCCGCTGGTACTACTACGAAATATTCGGGTAAAAAACATAATTATGTTGTTGGTAATTGGATTAAAGTTACTCCTGAAACTGCAGATGAACAATTAAGTGGTAATGATGGATTCTTTAAAATTATTGCAATTATAGATGATTATAGTGTAGTTATTAATACTGACTTTAAAGAGAATGGTCCTGGTGGATCAACACAAAGAGTTTTATTTGGTGAAGACGCAAAACAAGGCACTCAAGAGGTTATTAGAAGTAATGGTGGATCTGAAAATGATGGTGGAACAGGAAGAAGAGAGACTGGTGGAGATGAAGGTACGGGTAGAAGAAGTAGAGTAGTAGGTGGTGGAGGTAATGTAGATCCTGAACAAGAAAGAAAAAGAAAATTACGTAACCAAGAAACTTGTAATACTTTGAGACAAATTAAACAATATTTAAACAACACAAAAGGTTTAAGTATGACTGTTAACTGTAAGTGGAATCAAGAAATACGTAATCAAGTTATGTTGGCACTTACGGGTGGAACTCCAGCTCCAACACCAACACCAATTGAGGAACCAAAAGTTACTACACCTGGCGGAAATGTGACTGTTTACTAATAAAAAAATAAATTTAATGAGGGAGAGTGATCTCCCTTTTTTTATGCCGTTTTTTTTTGTATATTTGCAATATGGAAAAAATACTTTATATTGTTAGAGGGGTACCTGGATCAGGTAAATCTACATTTGCAAAATCATTAGGTGGTACTCATTTTGAGACCGATATGTTTTTTATGGATAATGGGGAATATAAATTTGATTTCACCAAATTGAAGGATGCGCATAAATGGTGTCAGGATGGTGTTCATACTGCGATGATATTAAACCATACTGCCAATATTAATAATGTAATTGTTGTTTCAAATACATTCACACAAGATTGGGAAATGGAATCGTATTTTAAAATGGCTGACACGTTTGATTATAAAGTATTCACCGTTATTGTTGAAAACAGACATGGTGGAATTAATCAACATGGTGTTCCTGAAGACAAGATTCAAATAATGAAAGATAGGTTCGAAATAAAATTATAAGAAATGAAATTTGATAAAATATTAACAACAGGTAGAGTGTGGGTTACGTCAGATCCACACTACAACCATAAAAACATCTGTCGAGGTGTTACCGATTGGAGAACATCTGACGGAAAAGTCCCTGATCATAATACAAGAGATTTTCCAACATTGGAACTAATGAATAACGTATTGGTTGACAACATTAACTCAAAGGTTGGTCAGAACGATACTTTGCTTATGCTAGGTGATATTGCGTTTGGTGGATTTGAGTTTATTAGTATTTTCTTGGACCGATTGATATGTAAAAATATTCACTTGGTTCTTGGAAACCACGATCACCACATTAAAAACAACAGAGATAACATTAAAGATATGTTTTTATCTGTTAGTGATTACTTACAGGTTAATATTGATGGACAGAACTTTGTAATGACTCACTATCCATTTGCAAGTTGGAATGGACTTAGTAAAGGTGTTGTTCACCTTCATGGTCACGTACACTTACCTGTGGGTAGAAAATGGGGTAAAGGTAAAAGACTGGATGTTGGAGTCGATGGAAACAACCTTCAACCGTACAGTATTACTGAAATTGTACATATGATGGATAAAAGAATGGTAATGTCCGAAATAAATGATGATCACCACCTAGATGATATTGTTGGAGTTGTGGGTTAAATCGCAACTCCAATATATTTATAACTATGAAAATTATATTAACAGAAAATCAATATAAAGTGCTTAACGAAGCGTTAGGGGTCCCTGAGGGAATTTTAGATTCTGCATCTGAGTTATATGAAATAGTTATGTATTTTATAAAAGGGATTTATGATAAAAGAGAGGAGTATGTTTTTAATCGAACCATTGATTTGAATATTGCTGATTATCATATTGATTCACTTGATCTTCATGTTATGGTTGAACATATTCCTGAGTATGAGGGCAAACCTGAAATCGCTGGTATGGGTATGGGACAAAACTTTACCTATAATAAAAAAGTACAATTAAAAGTCCAAATTTTAGATAAAGAAATTGAATTACACATTACCTTTGTTGTTGGTGATGAATGGGAAACTGAAGATTTATATGAAAAATTCACACGAGATCGTGTTGAAACTGAGTCAACTTTAGCTCATGAGTTAAAACATAAATATGACAAACAAAAAAAACAAACTGATCTAATTGGTAATGATGCCCAATATCAAACTTATTCTAAGGGTAATATAAGGACTGGAATACCTGAGTTTGACCTTAAATTTATGAGGTATAATTATTTTATGCAGGCGGCCGAAAGTTTAGTTAGACCAACTGAACTTGCATCGAGAATGAGACAAATGAAAATTACAAAATCTCAATTTTTAAATTTCCTTAAAGAAGATAAGGCGTTTAAAGAAATGATGGATATAAGGGATTATAGTTTTGAAAAGTTTGTTGATGGTTTAAAAGAACAAATGGATAGAGTTGATAGGTTACTTGATCATATTGGGGAATATAATGAAAATATGTCTGAAGACGAAAAGATTAAAATGATATTAAAATTGCTTTATATGAACTTGGTGAATACTAAGGTTGAATTTTTTGATAAGATGACATCAACACCTTTTGATTCTCTTAGATCTTTATTTAATCAAACATTTGGTGGTGGTATTTTAGGAAGGGATGAAGATGAAGAAAATTTAGAAAAAGTAAGACAAAAATTCATCAACTATTTGACTAAGTATGAAAAAAATCCTATTATGTTCTTTAAGGATAGATGTGAACAATTATCCTATGATGCAAACAAAATTATTAAAAGACTAAGTAAACTTTACGCAATGGCAGAAGACGATCAACCAATGAATGAATCTATAGTCAATTGGGAACTACATCAACAACTGATGGAAAAAAAATACGGTAGAAGGAAAATAGAAACCGAATTTAAATTCAAAAAATAGTTTGTCAAATCCAAATTAATTTATTACCTTTGTTTCTATGTGGACAACTAAACAAACTAAAAGGGTATATCGTGGGGTAACAATATGGAAGTTTGAAGGATCTAAATTAAAGGATTCCTTCAAACGAAGAGATCCTCGTACAATACAAAAAGACGATAGTAGATTTACAAAATGGCATTCCTATCAGGTTGAGATTTTTGAGGGTAAATACGACTCAGAATTGTTAAGAGACGTAAAAGAGTATATTGATTCAATCTTAGATAAAATATGACAAAACCTTGTAAAGAATGTCCGCATATCATAAAAAACCGTCATAATGATATGATTGTTGATTTTGGTCGCAGAACGGGGAAACAACATAATTGTCATATGACAGAAGGGGTAAAAGATTTGTGGAATGTTAAAGATAAAAAATTAGAATGTTATGGATCAAAGAGAGATGATTTAAGAAATTGATATTTTTTTATTACATTTTTTACAAAAACTATCGAAATAGGTTTTTAATAAA